ATTTAGCTGGAATCTATTAGCAAAAGATCCAGAAGAATCTAGAATAATAACTTCAATAGTAAACGAATTTAAGTGGCATATGCTTCCTGATATAGCAACAAATTCATCAGGTACACTTTTAAATTATCCTAGTATGGTTCAGGTTTCATTTTATTCTAATGATGATTTTCTATATCGTTTCAAACCATGTGCAATTACAGATTTTTCAATTAACTATGCTCCTGCTTCTACACCTTCTTTCTTTAAGGGAAGTCAGAATGTACCTACAGAAGTTAAGATAAGTCTTAAACTCATGGAAATTGAATATTGGACAAAACTGGATTTTCAAAAGGATATGGTTGCTGGTGTATCGTTGATGCCAAGAAAATAAGGTTCAATAATGTCTGAAAGTTATTTCTCTAAATTTCCACTAATTGATTATAATGGTTCTCTCTCAGTTAATATAACTGAAAGAGTAGTAGTGCGTGATTTTCCAGCTAAAAATAATTTTTTGTACTATCCATATGATATTGATAATAATGAGAGACCAGATCAGTTAGCCGATCGTTTATTAAATGACCAGTATATGAGTTGGATAGTATATCTATCCAATGGAATAACTGATCCGTATTACGACTGGTATATGGCGGATGATATTTTCAATGATTATCTACAAAAGAAATATGGAAACATTGATAAAATTACTGCAAAAATTATTTACTATAGAAATAACTGGTATAATGATCAGAGCATAATAGATATATCAACTTATAATAGTCTGCAAGATATAACTAAACAAAATGCATTTGGAAACACATATCTAGATACGGCCAAGCGATATTATGAACCAGTTTTAACCGGATTTAATATTACTGGATATAAGAGAAAAAGACTAGACAATATAATTAAAACTAATAAAATAGTCAAATATAATATACTTGGAAATGCTTTATATGTGAATAATGAGATAGTTACTGTACGGTTTGGTTATAATAGTAGTTCAAATTCTACTATTGGTAGTGGACAAGTATTAACATCTAACACGACATCTGTTACTATTCAACACACTAGTGGTTACGTTGATACAGTACCAGATGGATATACTATTAGTTTTTCAAATAGTTATATCTATGGAACTGAAAGTTTTACTAATAACTTCATAACTAGTAAATTATCACTGGCAAATAATATTACAGATGCAGATTCAATATATTGGAGTCCAGTTACAATATATGAAGATGAATTAGAAAGAAATCTAAAGAATAAAACTATTAGATTAATTAATTCATCTGTAGCCGGAGATATATCTACACAGATGTCAGACACACTGGCCGCTTTGCTTTAATCATGGCATTAAACTCATACCAACCAGGCGATTTTATTATAAACAGCATGACACTGGCTGGCAGAACTGTTTCTTCTGGTTTCATATCATGCTCAATATATGAAAGTATATTTATGCCATGTATTGTTGCTGAAATTAATGTAAGAGATAGTGATGATGCGCTGTTTTCAGCTCTTAAGCTTTCTGGCGGCGAACCATTTGATATTATGTTTCAGACTCCTGGTGGTAATAAAGTATCATATAAGTTTCTTATAAACAAGCCAATGAATCTTGAGCCTAGTGCGCAGTATAAATCTAAAACCATGACTCTTCTTTGTACTTCTGAAGAAGCTTTTTATGCTTCTGGTGGTGTTGATACTTATGGCTATATGCAGAAGAGTTATAAAGGAAAACTTATATCTAACAATATACAAGATGTTTTAAAAAACTACTTAAAAACTAAGAAAAAGATTAATATTGAAGAAACCAAGGGAATTCAAGACATAATAGCACAAAACGAAAAGGTGTGGCCATTTATAGATAGAATTCGTAACAGAGCAGTGTCATCCAAGAATCAGTCCTCAAGTTATGTATTTTTTGAGAATCAGACTGGATTTAATTTTATAACTATTGAAAGCATGTTTAAAGGCACTGTTGTAAAGAACTTCGTACAAGATAGTACAGTTGGTTCAGATAGTACTAAACTTACTGACAACAATATATTTAGCTATGAGTTGCCATATAACTTTAATGCGATTGATAGAATAGATGGAGGAACAATGAAATCTCGTTTCAATTCCTTTAATTTTGAAACTAATGAATATATATCTAAGTCTATTGATTTTCCAGCTAAAAATGATAAATATGGCGCTCCAAATGAGTGGAATAAACCATCGTTTATATCTAAATTTGGAAAATATCCTGGTAGTACTTCTACTATTCCATACGATAATAGAACGCCAATAACTAATATACCAGAATCAACTCCCAATAGATTAGCATATTCTAGTATGCTCATGCAAAATATGCTAAGATTAAGAGTATTTGGAGATACAAAACTCAAGGCCGGTGATATGATTAACGTTAATATTCAGCAGCAAAGTGCTTTAAGCGGTAATCCTAAAAAAGATAATATATCTGGTAATTTCATAATTTCTTCTCTTCGTCATATGATCAATCCTGAAGGCGAAAGACCGCGTTATTCATGCGTTCTTGAATGCTTGAATTAAAAGGATAACATATAATGTTAGATAGAACTGCAGACTATGGTGGATCAAGATGGCGCGGACGCGTAGTAAGCGTTATGGACCCAAAGCAGCAAGGACGTCTTCAGATTCGAGTATTTGGTCTTCACGATAATGAGTCTCTAATACCAAATAATGAACTGCCATGGGCAGTACCAAGAAGTCAGTGGGGAGCTTCTCTGCTTGGTGTTGGTAGTTCACCAGTTGGTGCAGTTGTTGGAACCATTGTCGATGGTTATTTTGCTGATTCTGAAAAAACTATTTTAGTAGCAACAGGCACTTTGCAGTCCGCTGGTACAACTAAAACTGGGCAAATTGTTGATGGTTCATATGCTATAGATCAAAAAAATAATGATATGACGCATGCCGCGCGTGGTCAAGATTTAAATGCTGTTTTTGGATTAAAAAATCTTATAGCTATATCTCAAGTCGGAGCGGTATTTCCAGCAGTATCAGCTGGTGTGGGTTATCTTACATCTTATTCACCTGGAATATTAAATCTATTAAGTCAGGCTGATCCTAATAATTTATCAGGCGCCATGGTAAATTCTGTGACAGGATTTGCAAAAAATACTGTTATGAATAAGTTATCTAGTTTTGCTCAAACTTACCCGGGCGGAATGACAGCAGTTACTAGTGTGCTTGGACTGGTTTCAGCTGGGCAGTTAGCGGTTACAACTCTTCCTGCACAGCTTCAAAGTTTAGTGATGCAGTATCCTGGTGGAGTATCTTCTTTACTTAGTTTAGCAACATCTTTGTCTAGTGTTAATTCATTTTTATCTCTTAATGTTGGATCTACAATAAATCAAGCCATAAGCACGGTTTCTTCATTTGGAAGCGCTTTTACTAGCAGCATTAATCAAATAGCTAGTACGCTGGTATCTGTAAATAAAAGCAGAGAATTTGCTATTGAAGCTGCTGATCCAGATCCGCCTCTTCAGGCAGATCCTCCTGCTACTACGTCATCTAAAGCATCGACTAAACCTTCTTCTAATACAACAATTGCCAGTTCTAATCCTTATCTGACAGCACAATCTCAAGCACAATTTAATGAAGCAAATGCTGCACCAGCTGATCCTTTAGCAAGCGAAGTAAATAGTACTCAGACAGATACAGTAGTAGATAATACTGATATAATGTTACAACTGAATACTAGACCACCAGTCGTTTTAGCTGATCCATTTGCTTCTAGAGTATAAAATGGAAATTTCAACATACGATCTAATTACAGGCCAACTATCTGGAACAGAAACTCTTGATAGTTCTTCTGCTGCTGATAGTCGTCTTCCACCTTCTACTGCTGCTCCAAAGTATCCATATAATAATGCTACTATAACTCGTGCTGGGCACGAAATGCATTGGGATGATACTCCTGGAAGAGAGCGAATTAGACTAGCACATAAAACGGGTACTTATTTTGAAATATCAGAAGATGGAAGAAAAGTAGAATTAGTTCAGACAAATGATTATAAGTACATTAAGGGTGGTCTTACTCTTACTATAGACAAAAATGGCGATATTAAAGTTGGTGGTAATATACGTCTAGTTGTCGGTGGAGATGCTCATATAGAAGTGAATGGCAATGTTACTACATCTATAGGTGGAGATCTGATAGCAGCAGTCAATAAAAACGCAGAAATACATGCTGGATCAGATGTCACATTAACTGCTGGTGGTAATATGATAGCAACAGCTAGTAAAAATATCTATGCTTCTACTGGACAAGATTTAACTGCTATAGTAGCTGGAAATATGACGGCAGTTGTAAATGGTGATTCATGCGAACTAGTAGCTGGAAATAAAACTGTAGAAGTTTCAGGTTCTTATACTGTATCAGCAGGCTCTATAAATATGACAGCAACTAATGAATTCAATATCTCTGGTGATAAAGTATTTACACATGCTACTACTTGGAATGCATGGGATACATTTGGTATTGGATATGTCTATAGTAATAATCATATATACACATATACGAATGGTGTCCCAACTACACCTAATTCACCACGGTCTCCTAAAGTTCCTACACCCTAGGTATAAATAAACAATTATGGCAAGAATAGATTACCAGACATCGGCTTTAAAGAAACAAGAATATTTTAGTGACTTTCTGTCATCATTTGATAAGAGTCCTCTTTCTAATGATATCGCTAGAGTAACTAATGAAAATTCAGTAAAGCATTCTGTACGAAATTTAATTCTAACTAATATCGGTGAAAGGCTCTTCAATCCGAATCTAGGTGGTAATGTTAATAAAATGCTATTTGAACCATATAGTGGATTTACAGCAGATAACCTTAAAAAAGATATAATAAATACTCTGAGTCAAAATGAATTACGTGCTCAGGAAATTTCGGTCAATATAATTGCTAATGAAGACCAAAATAGATTTACTGTAAATATATTTTTCTATATCATAAATAATCCTAATCAATTGTCACTGGAACTAATTCTGCAGCGAGTAAGATAAGATGGCAACCGGAAATTCATCAATCAGTTTAGCTTCACTAGACTTCGATACATTAAAGGCTAATCTTAAGAATTTTCTGCGTTCTCAGTCTGCATTCAAAGACTATGATTATGATGGTTCAAATATGAATGTTCTATTAGACGTTATGTCATATAATACCTTCATGAATGCATTTTATTTGAATATGACTGCTTCTGAAATGTTTCTTGACTCAGCTCAGCTTAGATCTTCTGTAGTATCGCATGCAAAGATGCTTAACTATACTCCACGATCTGTTAGATCTTCTAAGAGTGTTATTGATCTTACGATACCAACCTCAAATGCATCAACTTTTACTATTCCAAAAGGTACATCATTTACTGGCAAGAATACATCTGGAAACTACACTTTCACAGTAGATAAAACATTAACTTTATTGTCTGGAAATAACACATTTACGGCTAAGAATCTTAATATATACGAGGGATCATATTCTCAAGATACATTTGTAGTTGATTACAATAATGATAGTCAGAAATTCACACTTTTAGATGCAGCGATTGATACAAATAGTTTAGTAGTAGTTGTATCAGAAAATGATGGACAATACACAAGTGAATATATTCAAGTTAAAAGTTTATATGATCTAGATGCATATTCAGAAGTATATTTTCTACAATCCGATATAGATGGTAGATATCAGATACTATTTGGTGACGGTATTTTTGGAAGAAAGCCACTGAATGGCGCGGTTATAACCGCAGAATACAGAACGTCTGCTGGAATGCTTGCTAATGGAATCGATACATTTACAATAGAAGTTGATCTAAGTGGTTTAAATAATACTAGAATACAAAGCGGTCAGACAACTACTACAGTAGAAATTTCAGCTAGTGGCGCAGCTGCAGAAAGTACAGAATCTATCAGATATAATGCACCGAGATATTTTCAGACTCAAGAGCGTGTTGTAACAACACAAGATTATATCAATCTAATTCTTGCTAATTTTCCTGATATTGAAAGTGTTAATGCATATGGTGGCGAAACTATTTCTGGCTTAGGTGATGTCGAGTACGGGAAAGTATATGTATCATGTTCTACATATGCTGGAACTACTATTACAGAATCTAGAAAGAAAGATCTTATAATATTTCTACAACCAAGAGCATCTCTTGGAATTACTCCAGTCATTATTGATCCAGAATTTGTATATATTACACTTCTCTGTAAAGTACACGTAGATTATAATCAGACAGGCTTTACACCATATCAGATGCAAACACTAGTAACTGATACTATTTCTGCATTCAACAGTGATAATTTAATGGTTTTTGGTAATAATTTCCGAATGTCTAATTTAACTTCAGCAATTGATTATGCCGATGTTAGTATTTTAAGTAATGAAACATCTGTGTATATGTATAAAAAATTCATTGAATTGAGCGAAACAAATGCCATATCACTCAAAGTTGACTTTCATCTAAATTCATTAACACCAGCAACTATCATTAGCAATGAATTTAAATCAGGTGGAAAGACATACATATATACTGACTATATTGATGGCATAAATAATAGTACTGGGAAATTATTCAGACTAGAAAAAACTACTACATCAAGTATAGCTAACTACATTACTGCCGGTTCTGTAGATTATTATAATGGTGTAATAAATATCAATTCATATGTATATGATGCTGTACCGACTGGTGGTCTTAGAATTTTTGCTGTGCCAGTAGATAAAGATATCTATAGTAGTCGTAATAATATTCTAGCGATAGATACTGCTTCTGGTGTTTCTATTAGTATTGTAAGCGGATAATGTCTATAGAAAAATACATTTCACCATTCATTCAGTCTCATTTTCCTGAATTCTATAAGGAATACGGGCCAAATTTTATTGCGTTTACACGTGCATATTATGAATGGTTAGAGTCTGCTGGTAATCCCCTAGAACAATCCAGAAGCATTTATGAATATGCCGATGTTGATAGTACTCTAGATACATTTGTTAAGTACTTTAAAAATAAGTATATGCTCTCTATACCAGAGAGCATTGCTGCTGATAAACGCCTTTTATCTAAGCATATATTAGATCTATATAGATCAAAGGGATCTCTTAGATCATATGAACTTCTATTCAGAATTCTATTTAATGAAGATATTCAGGTATATATACCCGGCAATGATCTATTTAGACTCTCAAACAACCAGTATATTAAACCAGTATATATTGAAGTTTCTAGTAGTCAATATTTAAGTGATATAGTCGGAAAGATTATATATGATACTTCTCTCGGTGCATCAGCTGTAGTAGAAAATTATTTATCTAAAATTGTTAATAATGAAACTTTTAATTTGTTAACGCTTTCGTCAGTATCTGGATCGTTTAAATACGGTAATGGAATTATTTGTAATGATCTATATATCAATAGTGACAATAATAAGATAAGCTATTATGAATATAATCAGTTAACTGAAGTAGAAAAAACAGATTATAGTCTAGCAATTACAGTTGATAATTGTCCAATAATTATTGGCTCACTTTCTTCAATTGGTATTATCAATGGCGGTTCTGGATTTTCGGTCGGTGAATTATTAGATGTAGTCGGTGATGGAGCTGGCGGCGTTGCCCGTGTAGCAGCAATTAGAGATGAAAATGGAAAAGTTACATTTAATTTAGTAAATGGTGGTTCTGGCTTTTCACTAAATGCTGCTATTACTGTTATCGGCGGTGGTGGTTCGGGCGCATCTTTTAAGATAGGTAATATTGTAGATAAAGAAGTTTTTCATATAAATACAGATATTATCGGTAACTCTAATACTACTACAATGGATAATATAGCAGTTGGATGTAATGTTGCTATAACTAATTCAACTGGTTCTTGGAATATTAATGATATAGTTAGAAGTACTACCGGTGTTAATATAGCACTGCTTGATATTACTACTATTTTAGATAATAGTCTTTCTAATGGAGAAAGTATATCTAATTCCAGTCTCGGCATTGCAAATTTAACAGTTCATAGAGCCGATGGTAATTTGATTTATGTTAATGGATCTGGTGTAACAAATCCAAGTCTTATATCCGGAACAGTTTTAATCAGTAATACAACAAGTTCAGTTATTAGAGTTAATACAGTATTACCGGTTCAAAATGCATATGGCAATGGAACTGTTACTAGCTATACTGGCGGCGTTCTTACTATAGTTGGTGCAAATTTTGGTTATTTTGTTCCAGGATCAAGTATAACTAATACTATTAATGGAGCAACTGCAAAAGTTAGTTCTTTTGTCAGAAACACAAATTGGCCATCATTTCCAACTGCCACTATTGCAAATAAAAATTTAGACATACCAATTGGCATTACTTTAAATTCATATGATATGGAAGTTGGAACTATATCGTATCTATCACAGATTAATCCTGGTTCAGGATATTCATCCGATCCAATAGTAACAGTACAAGAACCAGTAATTTATGATTTGAGAATAATAGATCAAAATGGATATAAAGGTTATAATGCTATAGTTACTGCTGATACTGGCAGTGCAGTTGGTATTGCAACTGCTGTAGATATCTATGATTCTGGTTTGGCGTATTCACCTGATTCATATGTAAGTCTCAGTTCATCTAATACAGAAAATCAAACTATTGTTTCAGGAACTGCTGTAGTAGACACACAGGGAAAGGGTATTGGTTTCTTTAGTAATAAAAGTGGATTTCTATCAGATACTCAACATGTAATTGATAGTCAATACTGGCAAACTCAGTCATATGATATCATAGCAACTAGAATGCTTGATAGTTATGAAAAATTTGTAAGGGATCTTGTGCATCCAGCCGGTATAGCTCTCTATGGTTCATTTAAAATTATGAATGAAACTGATAATGATATTGCAACTACGCAGAGCTTTAATATTGGTAGCATTGGATATGATCTGGCATCTAGATGGGCTGCAGCTGCTGTTGCACGTGGTAGTAATACAGTAACTGCTTCTAGATTAATTACTATAGCCACACTCTTTGAAAATCTGCTGGTAAATGATACTCTATACAGTATCGACGATCTATGGTTATTTGCAGCAGAAAATGAAATTCAAGCTACTACATCTCTAAAACAATTACTACCAGCAACAGCAGTTAATTCACCGACATTTACAATCAATCGCGGCTATCAAACAACAACATCTAGTTACATCGATACCAACTTTATACCAACCATTCGTGGAAGAGCATTTAGCACAAATAGTGTGCACATGTCGATATATAATCGTTCTAATAGTTCAGTAACACAGTATGATATGGGTTCACAAGATGGTGTTAATGCTAATAGACAGATGTACTATAGAACTAATTCATCTAATACAATCTTAGGCTATTTAAACACGAGTTCCTTTACTGCTTCTCTGAGTGCTTCATCTAATACAAATCTTGGATTAACTGCAATTAATCGTAGTAATAACACGGTTGGTATATATAAACGCGGTATTTCACTTTCTGTGACTGGTCCTTCAACATATTATACTATGGCACCACCACCCTATAGTATCACGGTCGGTAAACTTAATTCATATGATGTAGGAGGAGACATCCGTCCAGGTAATATAGCATTTGCATCTGTTGGAGGCGCACTTACTGCTGCACAACATACTACTCTTAATAGTGCCATTGAATCATATATGATTACGGTTGGAGCATATGTATAATGATCCAGAATTTTCAACTGAATTAGAATTATTACCATAAATAGATTAATAGAAATATCCGGAAAAATCAATGGCTATTCTGACGGTAAATCAAACAATCGATAATATCGACAGCTTCATTAATAATATTAAGAAGCTAAGTAAATCATACTATATGTTTGTTGGTAAGCCAGACCCTTGGACTGATGATAATATTGTCCCAGTTGCAAATGCATCAGTAGAACAAGCTGAGCTTTCTCTCTATAGAGACTTAATATACGGTAAGCTTATAGCCAATACAGACGTTTCATATATGATTCGTCGAAAAGAATGGACCAATAATACTATTTATGCACAGTATTCTAAGAATGATCCAGATTTAATTGATAAAGATTTCTTTGTATTAACTGATCTAGGCGAAGTATATAAATGCATTTACAATAATGCAAATACAGTTTCAACTATTAAACCATCACTGAATACACCATATGGCACATTCAAGACGTCTGATGGTTATATCTGGAAATATATGTATACAGTTGGGATTAATGCCAATAATAAATTTTCTACTAGTTCATATGTGCCAGTAACTGTAAATGCTAATGTAGAAGCAGCCGCGGTTGCTGGAACTATTGATTACATTAATATTACATCTCCAGGTACAAATTATCAAATATATAATGAAGGCTTTTTAAAGAATACGTTAGCAGGTGGATATCAGGTCGTTCTTCCAAATACAGCATCTCAGATTAATGGTCTTTATGTCGGATCATCGATATATCTAAAAGCTGGAGCTGGAGCTGGACAAATTAGAAGTGTAACTGAATATTCTGGTTTAACTAAACTTTTATCAGTAAATCCACCTTTTACTGTTTATGTAAATTTAAATCTAGCGAATGTACAGGGCAATATTGATGTTGGCAATAGAGTAACACAGAATTCTACATATGTATCATATTTATATAGTACTGGCAGTTTTGATATTGGCAATAACGTTATTCAGACAGATACCGGCGCGACTGGTACTATTGCTGTTGCTAATTCATCAAATTTTATACTTACCAAAAATAATTCTACAAGTGATTTTAGTTTAAATTATCCATTCTATAATTCTGCAGTTGCAGGTACTACTAAAACTGGTAATGTAACTATTATAGCTGGTAATAATTTTGTAATAGCAAATACTGGTACTGATTTTGTTTCTAATTATGCTTCTGGTAATTTCATCAGAGTTGGTAATACTACATCAAATGTTCAAATCAGACGCATAATTTCCGTAAATTCTACAGTGATTATCTGTGATGCTAATACTCCATTTTCACAGACATATATTTCAAATGTACATTCTATTATAACGGCTGCGGCTGTTCCAGTATCAGTAAGTTCATATACTGCATATGGTACTGTAACATATACAAATCTTACGGGCATTAATATCAATATTACTAATACTTCACCGGTTGGCAGCAAATTTACTGCTGGTGAACAAGTAATACAAATAGATGAATATAACGTCAATCAGGGTGCAAATGCAATTGTATCATTTGCAAATGATTCTGTTGTTCAATTGACATCAGTAAGTGGAACAATTACAGCAAATCTTTTTGTTCTAGGTAAATCTTCTAATGTAAAAGCACAGATATCATCAGTTACTAGTTATCCAAATATAACGGTTGAGCAGCCAATTGGAAGTTTCAACATGGCTCAGCCTATTTTTGCTGCTAACTCTTCAGGCAATACCACTGGAAATGCGCAAGTTATATTTACTTCCATAACTCCTAATCAGTTAACTGAGTATGTTATATCTCCAAAAGTTACTATTACCGGTGATGGTAATGGAGCACTAGCATACGCGTATGTTAATACAGATGACTCTATTAATCCAAGTCGATCGATATCAGAAATTCGTATGATTAATATTGGCCAGAATTATACAATAGCAAATGTTACTATAACAGCAAATAATCTATATGGATCGGGAGCCATTGTAGATGCAGTAATAAGTCCAGAAAATGGTCATGGATCAAATACTTATATGGAACTCGGTGCAAAATATGCTGGTATATCAGTAACATTTGCTAATGGTGATAATGAAAGTTATAAGTTTCCAGTTACCGGTAATTATAGAAGAATTGGTATTCTAGAAGATCCAACCATCAATGATGCAATATTTACTCTAGATAGTTTCGATAGAGTTAGATTATATCTAGGAAGTAACAATGGTACAAGTTTCATTAATAACGAAATAATATATCAAGCAAACACTGGTAAAGCTGGTGTTATGGTATTTGCCAATTCTTCTTATCTTGAGCTAAAAAATGTTGCTAATACAAATACTGGCTTGCCATTTTATACATTTGGCAATACTACATCACAATCAGTTAATACTAGTGTACTTGGTCTAACTTCAGGTGCAACAGCAAACATAGTAACAACTGCTGCAAATGGCATGGTAAATTCTAGTGTAGCATACTTTTCTCTTTTATCAAATGTTCAATCAGTATCAGAAATAACGTCCGGTGCATACGCTACAATTATATCAATTTCAAATAATACTACTGTTAGACTATCTAATCTACGTGGCCATTTCAATGCAAATGATACGTTATATGATTCACAGACAAATACATATGCAAATGTTGTTTCTATCTATGTATCTAACGGTAGTATAGATGCAACTACTAATTTTGGCCACTCATTTAATCAAACATGTAGAATACCGCTTACTGCGAACACTGGCATATTTACACCATTTGAACAAGTAACACAGGCATATTCTAATGGAACCGGCACTGTTTTGACATACAATAAAGATGTTGACCTAGTACTTACTGTTCCTACTGGCACATTCATCAATGGTGATAAGCTTACTGGTAATACTACTGGTGCTTGTGCTATTGTTCTATGGGCAAACAATTCATATGTAAGATGTACAAATCTAAATGGCACATTTGCAAATAATGAAATAGTAAAAAATCAACTTTTAGTACAGGCACAGATAACTAATGTCTATCCAGCATTAGTACTATATAATGTATATAATATATTCAGCACCGGTAATAACACAATAACTGGTGCTACTTCTGGCGCTACAGGTGTCAATACACTGACTAATACTATATTATATCCGGAACTCGTACGAGGATCTGGAACGACTTCTTATCTTGAAAATATTGTTCCATTCACAAGGTCCAATACATCAACTGAGAAAATAAATATAGTCATCAAGTTTTAGAGGAAATAATGACTTTAGATACGGATCTCTCACGCAGTCCATACTTTGACGACTATAGTTCAAATTCAAATCAGTATGCTGTACTGTTTAGGCCTGGTGTGCCAGTTCAAGCGCGTGAAATGAATGCTGCGCAAAGTATACTTCAAGATCAAATTGACAAATTCGGCAAAAGCATATACAAAGAAGGATCTGTCCTTGAAGGGTGTGCCTTTACATTTGATAATCAGTACGCGTACGTAAAGATCGCGGATAATTATGCAAATGGCACCGCTTTTACAATTGAAGATTTTATTGGTAGAAGAGTACAGTCTAGCAGCAATCTTACTGCAATTATTGTAGATGCTGTGCCAGGATATACTTCGCAAGCACCAGATTTAAACACTCTTTATATCAAATATATTAATTCTGGTACTTATTCAAATGGCGTAATACAATCAACATTTAACGTAGGTGAAACTACAGTAATTTCTACTTCATCTAATGTTGCTATTGGTAATGTTGTCGTAGCAGTAAATGCAGCCGCAAATGTTGGTAATGTAACTGGATATGGTTATTCAATGTCTGTTACGGATGGTGTAATATTTAAAAAAGGATATTTCATTCGTGTTCCATCTCAATCAGTAGTTGTTTCAAAATACTCTAATCTTCCTAATAACTACTCAGTTGGCTTTAGTGTAGAAGAGACTATTGAGACTCCTGCTTCTAATACAACATTATATGATAATGCTGCTGGAACGCCAAATTATGGCGCGCCTGGTGCTCATCGTCTCAAGTTAACGCCGCATTTGAATGTTAAAACTACTTCAGATATTTCAAATACTGAAACATTCTTTTCTCTGTGCGATTTTAACGCTGGTCGTCCAGTTACTATTAAAAATGATCCGCAGTATGCTGCACTTGGTACTGAGCTTGCAAGAAGAACGTTTGAGACAAATGGCGATTTCGTAGTTAATCCATTTTTGTTAACCACTGAAAATAAGAAAGCAAATACAGATTCATCTAATACTACAGCTAATTCTAGTTATTTAAATTTAATTTCGTCGCCTGGTCTAGCATATGCTAAAGGCTATAGAGTAGAATTTCTGAACAAAAATGCAGTTGATCTAAGAAAAGGTTTAGACACCACAAATTTCGCTGATCAAGGCGTATCAGCAAACTTTGGATATTATGTACGTTGTAAAGAGTTTGTTGGCGATTTTAATATTGATAATCTAGTACAAGTAGAACTTCATTCTATTGCAAAAACAGCAATTACTAGTGGTACATTTCTTTCCACAGCATATAGTTCTACTACTAAAATCGGTACAGCTTACATCAGAGGCATAGAGTTTGCTTCTGGCACTCCGGGCGCATATGATGCGCAATATATTGTATATCTGTTTAATATACAAATGACACCAGGTTTTAATTTCAGCTCAGTTAAAAGTGTTATGTCTGCTGGTTCAATAACAGCTGTAGCTGATGTAGTATTAACTTATGACAGTAGATCTAGTTCTTATACAGCAGAATTAGAAGAAATTGTCAATAATACAATGATATATTCTTTTGGTCAAAAAGCAATAAAATCTGATTTGATTAAAGTTAAATCATTCCCATATAGAAATCGGTCAGACACTATTACTTTTACTAATACCGCGACTGCTACTTTTAGCGTTCCGGGAAGTGAACGATTTTTTCAATTAAGCGATGGAATACTAAGTCAAATTCAAGCTTCAGCATTTACAATTATACCAACATCAACTGGTTATTCTCCAGTATCATCGTTTAATGCTGGTACTGTGTCGGTCAATACTACTTCCAATATTATTGTTGGAACAGGAACAGCGTTCACAACTTTCTACCGCGCAGGCGATGTAATTGCTATTGGTGGTCTTACTCCAAATGATTTAAAATCAATTACAGCTGTTACTAATGCTACATATATGACTGTTCAGGGCAACTGCACCGTAGCAAATACAACAGCAAATAATAGACTTGCATTTCCTTCTGGATTACCTATTCCATTCAACAGATCAAACAGATCTATTGAAATTAAGACTTCAGGAACTACAGCCAATTTAGATATTGGTAGTGCTACTACCATGACAGTTAAAGCATATTATGATAGTGAAAAATATAGTAATACCGCGGTAGCTCCAATATCAAAATCAATTACAAGAAATACATTTGTAAAGATACAAACTAATACAAATATAAGCAATACCGCAGGTCCATGGTGTCTTGGCATTACAGATGTCTTAAAAATTAATGGCGTGTGGATTTCTCCAAATACTACTTATTCAAATACTACGACAAACTTAACTGAATTATTTACATTAGATAATGGTCAGCGCGATTCACATTATGATCTAGCATATATTAAGTCTAAGATCAGTTCTTTACCAGTAAACAGCACCATTTTAATATCGGTTGATCACTTTCAACACAATCAATCATATGGAGTAGGATTCTTTACAGCTAATTCATATCCAATAGATGATACTAATCCGAATAATACAGCTGCAATTAATACAGCTGAAATACCTTTATTCTTTTCACCATCAAAGGGCTCAACATTTGATCTCAGAGATTGTGTTGATTTTCGTCCATTTGCTGCTAATACAGCCACATTTACGTCAGTAATTGCATCAGCAACAGTTAATCCAAGTACTACTCTTACTTTTTCTGGAACCACAGATTCAAGTATTCCAGGAGTTCTTGGCACATATATTGTTTCGCCAAATAAAATAATGAAAGCCGATATTACACACTATTTACCGCGCAGAGACAGAGTTTCTATAACTACAGCTGGCCAGTTACTTATAACAGAAGGATTGTCAGATCCATTGCCACGCGCACCATCTGAAATTCCTGGAACTATGTCTCTTGGCATTATTAATATGCCAGCATATCCTTCATTATCAGCTGTTGGAGCTAAAACATATGGCCGATATGATTATGCAACGACAATTGATCTATCTCAGATTAAACGCTATACAATGGCAGACATTGGCACTTTATCAAATAGAATAAATAATCTAGAATATTATACTTCACTTTCTCTTCTTGAGCAGTCAGCAACTAATCTGCTCGTTAAAAGTGGCACATCTGGCCAGAATAGATTTAAGAATGGCATTTTAGTAGATCCATTCAGAGGACACGATATTGGAAATACTCTGCATCCACAATATTCCATTGCAATCGATTCAAATAGACAAGAAGCTAGACCATTTTTTAGACAATTAAATTTAGATTTAATGATAGATACTACATTGAGCACCGGCTATAAGCAGCGCGGGCATTTAATTACACTCGATCATACTGATGATACACTACTACAACAACAACCATATGCTTCTAAGTATCATAATTGTGTTGAAGGCAATATCTATAATTTTAGAGGTAATATATCATTATTTCCGTCAGGCGATACGCAGCCCGATACTAGTGTTTCTCCAGCAGTAGTTAATGATTTAGACTTAGCTTCAAATTGGATTAATTTAAGAGCACAGCAGGGTTGGGGAACTTCTTGGGGAAATTGGGTAACTACTAGTTCAAGTACTGCATATGGAAGTGCTTATCAGACTGGTGGAATTTCTTCATCTGTAACTAATGCAGATGGTTCAACAACAGTGGCATACCAGACACAAATAAATACTACAACTACTGCTAATCAAACAAAGACTGGTACACAACTTGGTCTTACTGAATCTTCTAGTGCTTTGAATCTTGGCACGTATGTAACTGACATAAGCATTAAACCGTATATTAAACCTAGAATAGTATACTTTTCTGCTAAAGGACTTAAGCCAAATACTAGAGTATATCCATACTTTGGCGATACTCCAGTTAGTAGTTTTTGTATGCCATTATTTTATTATTCTGGCGTCGTAACAACAGTTAATAATCTCAATAAAGCTGCTGATGGTACACTATTATACACTCTTAAAACTATTGATGATACGGGCAGTACTGTATATATATATTATACACTAAATAATAATACATTTGCAAGTTCATTGATTGTACAATCTGATGGAACTGTGCGCGGATTGTTTTCTA